TTCTTATTTAGTACAGTATGTAATCAGAATCACCACATACCAATCTATTCTACAGCTTTCTGTTGAAATCTATAGTTATCTTATCTTCATACATCCTACCCTCTTCTACATCTATATCATGATTCTCTCTACCTATTATATTCTTAGTTTTATCACCTATAGCTATAACTCGAACATTAACACCATAATCACTATATTTGTTAGTCATATAACTTGTAACATAACCATGTGTAGAGCCATCATACGCTGTAAACAATAGTTGTGTACCAGTTCCTACTAAAGAAGATAGCAAGCTTTTTAATTGATATGTATTTAAAGCAGTCTCTCTCCAATCTAACAATGAATCAAATAGAAGTACATTATCTTCATTTACAGTATAATCCTTATTGAATACCTTACATACATGATTATCATATAGGATAATACATTCATGATTAAGATTTTCAACACTCCCTAAATCCTCTAATAATAAATCTATATCAGTCTTTATAGCTTCACTACACATAAGACAATCACCTTCAATCTAAACATAAAAATAAGGACTAGAATACCTAGTCCTTATTATATCATCTTTCACTTCTTATTTAAAGTTTGTTTTATACAGTTTTTTAATATAGTATCCCTTATAAAGATACGCTTGATGATTTTTACAATTATACTTATCTGAGAAATCTTTCTCAGACATAGTTTTGTAATCAGATAGAATCTCTTTTAAAGAATCTTTATCATATTTAGTTCTACGTCCTCTTGTTTCAGACTTTTTTGTATTTAATTTTGTTACCTCTTTAACCTCTACAGAACTTTTCTCATTAATAACTTCATAAGCCTTCTTACTAGCTGGCATAGAAACTACCTTATTTGGTTTGTAGAGATTTAATCCAAGATGAAATGCCATTGCTTCATCAACTAAACGCATTGTACTATTACCTAGAATAGTGACATATTCCTTTAGTTCATGAGTATTAACAAAACGCATCTGCTCTAACATAATACACGTATTAGTACCATTAAGAGTTAAATCAACATGAGTTTTAATTTTGTCGCCCTTACCATATTGACCAGTAGACATTGGAGCGATTGTACAAATCTTATCAATAGATTTATTATCAGAAACCACTACCCACGGTCTACGTCCATACTCTGTACAATCTGGACGATTAAATCGTGTTGTATTAAATTGTTTTTTGTCTTTACCCTCATCAATGTCATAAATAAAGACCATTCCTTTTGTTACACGTGTATACTCATCATTCATTTGTGTAGCCATTTTTATTACTCCTCACCATTAATCATATCATAATGAACATTGATTAGATTACCATCTTCATCAAAATCCTCTACGTATAATTCATTCTCTTTTTTAGTACGGAACATCATACTATATCCGTTTCCTACTTCATTTCTGAAAATGTAAATCTCATCACCTACTACATTTTCAGCAATACTAAGACCATTTTCTAATGCTAGAATATCATCTAGACTTAAAGAACTTTTAATCTTTTGTTGTAAATCTTCTTTTTTCATGATGTACCTCCACATCTTTTAAAATATCAATACTCTCAAAATCAATACTAAAGAGTACACTTATATATTACCATAACTGTAAAGAATTGTAAAGTAATAAATAAAAATAGAGGTCAAGTTCTTAACTCAACCTCTATATATTAGTATAACAACCTATTACTAGACTTATCATACATTACAAGTTTACCACTACTATTAGCATAATATGGTGTTAAATTCCCTTTTTCATCACCAATATACACTAAATTCGTTCTTGTGTCATATAACAACACATATCCATCAATTCTACCAATACGCTCAAACACATTAGCAGATATCTCACCATCAATTACTTTTGATTCTATATTATATAACTCTAAATCACCAGAATGAATCTTATAATGTAAATATGTGTCCACAGCTAACGAATAGACCATAGAAATAAATGCTAAAACCAAGAAAATAATAACTAATATTCTACCTAAAGACGGTTTATATGTAATCTTCATTATGTCATCCCCCATACTCCTAACAGTAAAATTTACTGATATAATCACTAAACTTCATTTTTGTTGTTGTATCAACGATAACATATGCATTTTCAATCCACGGATATTCTTCTGGCAACCATGCGTAGCCACCATTACCCCATTCAGTACCCCATGAATTTAAAAGCCTCCAATGGAATTTATTATTAATATAACCCCAACCAGTGATAGTAACAGCGTGACCACCATAATTTACAACATCTCTATTAGAATTGTAGTTTATAATTCCATCAGAACCAACGTCATAAAAACAATCAAAAATAGGTATGCCTGTAATTACAGCCTTAGTTGTTAAAATAGCAATTTGTATCTCTCTTCTAGAACTACATACATAATAAGAATCTATCTTAAACTCATCAGCTTTATTTCTATACAAATCAAGATTACTATTAACCCTATTATAAGCCTCACTTGTTGTATAAAATCCAGGCATGTCATCATACAGAATAGAACCTACATCAGTTCCACCTTTTAAACATGTCCTTAGATACATCCCCTCAAAGTTCTCTTCTTCAGGACGTAACCCATAATTAAAAGCTGGCGATAATGGTAATGTCAAAGAAGATTGACTATTATCTGATTCTTGTAAATACCTAACAGCACTATAAGAACAAGCACAACACATCTGAGATTTTCCTTGATTATACACAAAAGGGAATACCTCACTCTGATACTCATAAGGGATATTTACAGAACCCAACTTTAATAAATCCCTAAACTTATAATCTCTACTATCATAAGGTGATACTAATAAACCACTACCTAAATTTGAATTATCCACTGAAACAACCCCTACTATACTAACACTTCAACATCAATCCTACTAATTCGTTTTAATGTATCTTGCAAGTATAGTTTATTTACGATATCCTTACTCTCTAAACGTAAATACTCTTCTGTCTCCCTATAAATGGTGTAACTATAACCATCGTTATAAATACCACTCTGAACGATAATATCAAACTCAGTGTAGTAATCTTTTAGATTTTCATCTCGATACCTTACATGCTTGCCAATAATAACACCCTTAACAGTCTTATATGAACCATCAAATTTAATGGGCTTCTTTATAGTAACAACATCACCGATATCAAATATACCCTCTCTAGTATTAGTTAAAGTGGTTGATAACTTTGTACGTATCTCTTCATATGTATTATTCTTTAATATTTCATATAAGGAATCTACTTTGAAAATCTTAACTAAATCATCATCTGTATAATATGAAGCATATCCACGTATTAGCATTACTTTACTGCTATAGTCAACAGCATCTGATAATATGCTACCCATAAATATTACCCCTCAACTAATCACTAATCTTAGTAACGTCAGATACTGATACCTCATATACCTCACGCTCTAATGTAGAACCATCGTTAAATTTCTTAGTGTATACCCTTGATTGAATTCTCCCTACAAACTCAACCTCAGTACCAACACACATCTTATAAACGTATTTAGAATTTCTTCCCCATACAACACAAGGAATGTAATCAGACTTACTATACAATCTATTTACTGATAATATAACATCTGAAATCTCCCTACCACCAGGAGTCCTACGATGTACTACATCTTTACAAATAAAGCCTCTTAAAGTAATTTTATTTGTAAACTCTTCTACAGAATCTAAAATCTCAATATCCTTAGTGAATAAGAATAAACGTAAAGAGATTTTACCTGTTTCGCTATTATGTTCATTGAATGACCTAAACTGACCTTCAATAGAAACAATAGCATCTTTATCTATCTTATTAACATCATATACCCTATCAGAAATTTCAACTCTAATAGTATCTGATGCACTACTATTTAATCTAGGAACTCTCACTGAGAACTCATAGAAATCTTCACCATGTGTACTATGATGAATTTCTGGACTACTAACCACATACCCTACAATCTTAGCTGTATTCGTTATATTGTTAGTAACATCTGAGATAACATCACTCATATATGTTACTTCCCCTTTGTACCTTAATAATATATTAAAATATAATTTCTTATATCGTATGTTCGCTAAGAGTATATATAAAGTAGATGACTACCCCTCTAAACTACCTAAGTCGATAACAGCTTCTACGTCAATAGTCTCACCATCAAAATCATCGTCAATTTTTCCATAGTGTATAACTGTGTCAGGTATTAAATCCCATGTAGCGATATCGTCCCAAAAAATATTGCCCTCATCATTTCTAACAGCTACACTTGTTTCATCTTTATAAGGTCTAATCTCAACAACCTCACCAATGAAAGATACAAATGTATTATGCTCTACCCTATCACCAACTTGAATCATAGAACCCCTATTCTGAATAGATTAACCTATCCTTATAATTACATAACTCACCCAAAGTTAGATTATATAAAGACCTCATATCTTTTAAATTAAAATCATCTTTATATTTAGAAAAGAAAGACCTATCTTCAACATAAGACAAACCATAGTAACGCAATGTGCCTTTTAAATTCATCTTGTTACCTAACATCTCTACCTGTTCAATAGCGTCTTTAATTGTATACTTACTATCTAACTTTACATTTCTATCTCTTGCAATCACTAAACACATCATACTGAAAATACCTCTCACCTATTATATAATAAAAAGAGTGTACATATCTCTACATACACTCTACACATTTATAATATTTTACTGTAATTCTTTATAACCATTACTAGATACAACACCATTCTGCAACATAGCCTGTTGCAATAAAATTGCATCGATACGCTTTTTAATGGAATTTCTTAGCTTATTAGCTAATTTCTCTTTTGCAATTTCCTTACCAACATTAACATCAAACACATCACCATCATGACAACGTGCTTTAGCTTTATATGTACTCTTTAATCTCAAATTATCAAAGAACTTAGGTTTGAAATCAAAATAAACAATCTGAGATTTTCCTTGCATTAGTTTATAAAAAGCATTTTCGGCTAGATACTCACAATTAGTATTATATGCTGTAATTACTTGTTGCTTTTCATCAACCTTAATAATAACTGGAATAGTAAACCCCTTAAAAATTGTAATTCTTTCCATCTTTAGTATCCTCTTTATTAATAACATAATGTATAAATGTTGCCTGTAGTAGGAGTTGAACCTACAAGAGTGTTACATCAACAGATTCTAAGTCTGCCGTGTTTGCCAATTTCACCATACAGGCATGTACGCATACTTTTTGAAGAAGTATGCAAAACTTAATTTGGTGAACCCTGGTGGGTTTGAACCACCGACCTGGAGATTATGAGTCACCTGCTCTCCCCCTGAGCTAAGAGTTCATATATGGTGGCCCTAACTGGAGTTGAACCAGTGACACATGGTTTAGGAAACCATTGCTCTATCCACCTGAGCTATAGAGCCATATTGGCGGAGAGAGTGGGATTTGAACCCACGGTGGAAATATATCTCCACTCTTCCTTAGCAGGGAAGTGTAATAAGCCACTCTACCATCTCTCCATATATAAGTTGGCAGGTCTTAAAAGAATCGAACTCTTGTTTATAGGTTTGGAGCCTATCGTGTTACCACTACACTAAAGACCTATGGCGGAAAGGATAGGATTCGAACCTACGGCACATCTCTGTGCAACGGTTTTCAAGACCGTCACCATAAACCACTCGGACACCTTTCCATAAAAAATATTAGAATTCGTCCTCACGATGACAACACACTACTATGCGTTTTGCGAACGCACGTCATCCATCGCCAGCTCTATGCCGGCGATATGGGAGTCGAACCCATAATGAGGACATATGAAAACTAAGACATTATAGCCACAAACCCTGCAGTGTTTCAGCTGTTTTCGATGATAAGTCAACACCGACCATATCTCACTAGTATATCGCAATCTACACATCATGAGAGTGGACTTTAATTGTGGTTCTAAGAAGAATTGAACTTCTAAATTGCCTAACCAATAGAACCATGCATAGTAGTTTTCTGAATAGCTAGTGAAATCAAGGTAACTACAAACCTATAAGATTAATCCTGTACGTGTACAATGTGATAGTATAAAGTACACCCTAGCTTCTGACATCATCTATTAACTTCTAAGTCAATAGATGTTCCTACCCAATGGTTCGCTCTTTTAATATCATTTTAAAAAAGTCTTACAACCAGACAATAGGCTACCCCCATGTGTCCCACGGTTATAATTATGTCTCGTACCACAATTACATATGTTATTATATATTATAAATTAAGTTTTGTAAAGTGCTTAATTTACAAAATATCCCCACCAGTAACCTGTAATCGCTCTTCATTTACAGTAGACACATATTTAGAATACAAGAAAGAGTTTTCATCCTTGAATTGTTTTGAATTAAATCTATCTTTAGAGATAGATTGTAACTTAACAACGTAACTGCCAATAATGAACTCTTCTTTACCACTCTCACGTAAAGAATCTTTAAGTTCTTTATTTAACTCTTTAGCCTCCGCTTCAAGAATAGAGATTTTATTTTTTAAATCTTTATATCTCTTAACTTTTTCTAATAACTGTTTCTCTTCCATAATATAATCTCCTTTTAATACTAATTAACCTTTTGTAGGTATTTCTATCTTGATATTTGTTTTTTTATCAGTGGAGTAGCTAAAAGAACCAATCTCTGAATCTAATTTAGCCTCTACATCTTTTTTTAAGACATCATACTCAACAGAAGTACTTACACCATCTGTTGAGATAACATTCTCTAATCCGACTTTAAAATCTTTACCTTTATCGTCATCTGAGAATGTTGCAGTAAATTTCATATCGTCTTTACTGTTACACATAATATACCACCACTACTAAACTATGTCAACCTTAATTTACAAAATATTACAAAAGTTTACTTCCTAAGAAAGAAGAATTATCACCAAATAATCTATACTTTTCTTTTTCTAACTCAAAAATTCTTTCCTTTAAAGACTCTATCTCACGATTAATGCTATCAATCTCAGAATTAATCATTTCATATCTATCTAATTTACTTTTTGAATTTTCTATCTCTTCATAATACTTAAATATTTTACACAAAGATACGTCTTTAAAAGTATCCCTATCAAAAGGAACATCACAAATGTAGATATTCATATAATCACCACCTTATAGTGATTATACCATATCAATGAAAAATATTACAACAACTAAAAAGAGGTGTAGTAAAACACTACACCTCAAATAGAAGAATCTTAATGTTCTTCGCTAGATAAGTAGATACCACTTTTAGTAGTAACTTGACTAGCTTCTAGTTTAGCGGCTTCCTCAACGATTTTTTCAATACGTTCAACGGCTTCAGTCGCATATTTTTTGACTTCAGGTTGCTCAGAATGACGTGCTAGCTGAGTTAAACGATACAAAGAGAATTTATCACCTTGTTCAGCATGTTTAACTAGTTCTGTCCAAGTCCAATCAAGACCAACATTACTATCAACATTAGTACCCAAGAAACCCAACAACCTATTCATTTCTCTATCCATTATAATGACCTCTAGAAATTACTAAAACTGACTATGAAAATATATCACCTAAAGGTATATATACAAATAATAAATGAATGTTGTTATTTATTTACTTTAATGACTACACGATAAAAAGACTTCTTCCCATTAATGTATGGTTTAAAAATTCTAACAACACTAAACCTACCACTCTGTCTATGACATAGTATTGTAACTGGAACTGCTTGTAGATAATCTGCACCCCAATTAATGTTTTTTAGTTTATTAACATTAACTATATCAGTACCATCTAAATATTGAATATTATCATCCTTAACATAATCAGGTAGCTTAATAAGATAATATTTAACATTCATATTTTTTAAATAACAACTAGGGACACTGACTAAACCACCACAAGATGATATATACTTAGAATATTCTCCATTTAACCTACCTGTATACCCAGTAGTCCACCCACAAGTAGTCCACCCACCATCAAAACACCACTTACTATACAATACAGTAATAGGACAAATGACTATATATTTCTTATCTACAATCCACTCATAAAACAATCTGTAATTTGAAAAGGGTGGATTTGTAACGATAATATCACAGTTTTGCTTTATTTTATCAGAAACAGAACTACCATAACCACCAATATCATACTTTGTTATAATCTTACTATTCCCATCATACTTAAAATAATTTCCGTCAATATCTAAAGACTCGATACTAACAATCCCTAATATTGAAAAATTATCAACAAAGTATTTAACGAAGTTAGACGTTAAATAATTATCACAAGGACAATATACTCGCATCCCACTAAAATCATGATGACATAACTCAACCTCAACAGTCTTATATTGAGTATACAATTCATCATTCTTATTACCAACCCTATCACACAAATGTGATTGACCACGAACTAACAACTATTTTCCTCACACTCTAACATAATTGAACTTGAACTAAAGTGATTAAAATGCATATAAATAGAGTGAAAACATGCACCCTTACGTTTAATACCATTAACATCAACATAATTAACTCGTCTTGTAGGAATGTATACTTTTGGAAATGACTTAAAGGATTTAAACAATGAATGTCTTTTTACACCACCCAAAGAATCCATAGGTAATACCAACATAGTAGGTTTACCATACTCTAAACATCTTTCAATAACATCATCTTTAATGCTAAAAGGTGGATTTGTAATCACAAAATCAAACTCATATGTTACATCCCTATCAAGAAAATCTCTTATATTATAAATTACATTATAACCACATTCTATACCATACTGAACGTACAATGATTTATCAGTGTCAAACGGACATAGAACTGTTGCCCCCCCCCTTAACACCTAATAAATCATACATCTTTTTAACAGTCTCAACCTCAGTATACCACTCATCAGAATAGAAGTTATTAGTAATGTTATTTACCTTAACTGAAACACTCATAATACCCTCTTATTACCAAATTTTACTCGTTGATAACATTCTTCCGCTTTATCTCGTGTAATCATACCATCTTTTAACAACTCAGTATAATGCTTAGCTACCCATATTGGCTCATATTTAGACATTTTATCACTACCATATGAACTCTCTCTAGGATGAATTCTTAGAAGATACTTATCTTCCTTAATGATATAAAAACCACAATCATTAAGAAACTCCTCTGTATACTCTTTAATGTTATCAACCCAACTAATATTGACTGCAAAAACACCATCAAGTTTTAGTGAGTTACAACTATTATAAATTGTATTCCGATAAAACCCATCTACCCACGCATCATATGTATTAAATTTAACATGTGATTGTGTTATATCATCAGAATATCGTTCTATATTAAAGTATGGCGGTGATGTAAAGCTTATATCAAAATAGTTCTCATATTGAGGATAACTCTCTATTGTGAAATCCTCTGAACCTATCTTATTAACATATGCTTTCTTGTTTGTGAAATACCTACTCATGTAAAGGATGAATTTGTTACAGCTATCTGCTGTGTTAGGGTCTATACCTACATACTCATCTGTGTTTTTAGCTGTAAAGAACCCCAATAGTCTACCACCAAAACCACTTGATGTATCCAACACTTTACAATTATCTTTACCATATAACTCATAAAGAGCCTTAGCTGTTGCTGGTCTGAAATTATAACACCTACTAGAACCCCTAAAAGACATCATTTTAAACATCTCTAAAGGACTAGTGCAATACTTTAGAACAGTCTTACAATACCCAAGAAGTCTTTTATCATCTTTAAAGAAATCTCTAGGACTTGCCTTACCACTCTTTACAACATCTAAAATTTCTGGAAAGAATTGTGTTAGTATATTAGCACCTATATTATTAAGACTGTATGCACCGTCTTGATATGTTACATTTGTATCAATATCACATAAACTAGATACTATCTTATTGAATATATCATCACTCCACATATGCAAAGGAACTGCATTATCTCTAGAACGAATTAAGTTAAATAACCATTCAACTAATCTTTCTCTCTCTTCATCTGTTGTATTAGTATCGTTATATATCGTGAAAATATCTCGACCATTTTTTATAGCGAAATCTTCAAAAGCATCGCTATAATTATTTGTCATTAACATATGCTAGAAAGCTTTCTTTAAAATAAAGGAACTAACAACTTCGTTATCTAAAGCTACACCATCAAGACTTAACCTCAAAGTAGCAATGTCGAAACCATTAAATGTACTTAGTACCTGTTTAATTGCATTAGCACTCATTGAGATTGAACCAATGTCAAAAATACCACTAACATCTAAAGCATCTAATTTAATAACTGAATTACCTCTTCGTGAAACAATTTCAATAGAAACACTATCACCAAATGTAACATTAATATCACCTGTAGTTTCAGGCAGATTACAAGCTAAATCGATAATTTTACGTAAATGGTCTAAAGAAACATCACACTTATTATCAACCACCATACGTCCATATACAGATTGTTGAATAGAGTTATCCTCTAGTGTAAAAGCCTCTGTTTTGAATACAAATGTATCACCACAGTACAAATCACCCTTAGCATTAAATGAAATATTATCACCACTATCAGAATTAGATAATAGTGCTAACAACTTACAATCAGCTAAATGTAATCTAAAGCCACTACCAAAGTTATCTTCACATGTCAATTTTGCCATGTTATTATATGACTCTACTGTAATTGTGTTATCTTTAAATGATAAGAAACGACTCCTACCACCAGCTGTTTGAGAATAATTAAACAATCTCTTAATATAAGAAATTAAATTTTCCCTATTAGATGTGTTGCTATAAGAATCATCATATGTATGATTAAACCTAGATTCATCAGAATTGTAATTATCTACACGAACCTCACCACCATGAACTACGATTGTGTACTCTTTATTTACACCACCATCAGATTCAACAGTACGCTCAATAACTGTAAACACACTACCACATAACTTAACAATTCGTGCTAAAGAACCAGAGGATAAACAAATAAAATCTGTAATAAGATTTTCACTATTTAAAGGTTTAACAAACTTAGAGATACTCCGTTTGTTATCAGAAAGCATAAATCTAACATTACCCTCTTCAACCCTAAATGTAATCAGTTTACCCTCATAAGAGTTCTCACCACTAGACTTTAATACATTAGAGATATTTAGAATTGTATTAATTTCTTTTGTTGGAATAGAAATATGTACTTCACTAGCAAACTCATCAACAAATGAATCCTCTACACCACTATCAGTATTATCATCTAAACCTAATACACTATCAAACTCATTAATATCATCTAATAACATTTCTTCACTCATCTTTTGTACCTCCTATGATTAAATACTAATCTTTTTATTACCAAATTTTACACGACTATAACACTCTTCTGCTTTTTCTTGTGTAATTAATCTTTCTTTAAGTAACTCTGTGTAATGTTTTGCTACCCATATTGGCTCATAATTGTATGAGTCTTTTTTTCTGGTGTAGAACTCACCATCTTCACCTTTTTGAGTACCACTCATAACACGCAACAAGTACTTATCTTCCTTAATGATATAAAAGCCACAATCATTAAGAAACTCCTCTGTATACTCTTTAATGTTATCAACTTTCTCAAAGATATTAATAGCAAAAACACCATCAAGTTTTAGC